CAGGTTCAAGTAACTTCAGGCGACGTTTCAGTTGTTTACCAAGGTGATGTAATCCTTGGAAGAATGGCAATGGGTGCAGATTACCTAAACCCTGCTGCCGCAGTAGAACTTTATGTTGGTGCTTCAGCTCCTTCAGCGTTCTAAATTTATACATTTTATACGGGAGCTTCGGCTCCCTTTTTTTTATGACTACTCAAGCAACCGATACCGAACTATCCGCAGTGAACTCTATCTTGGGTAGCATTGGTCAGTCACCAATCACTACTCTTGGATCAATAACAACTGATGTTACTAATCAGGGACAAGAAGTTTTTAATACTTATGCTAACCCCCAAGTAGCTTTAATCTACAACATACTTATTGAGACAAATAAAAATGTTCAGAACGAAGGCTGGCATTTCAATGTACAAAATAAAATAAAAATAGATCCTGATGATAATGGAAACTATGTCATTCCTTCTAACTACTTACGTATGGATATCCACGGAGGTCTATACGATAAGACAAAAGACGTAGTAAGAAAGAATGGAAAATTATTTGATAACGTACATGACACTTATATTTTTACAAGTTCATTAGAGTTTGACATCACATACTTATTTGCTTTTGCTGATGTACCTCCTGCAATACAAAGATATATTATTGCGAGATCTGCTGTTAAGGCTGCAACACAGTTAGTAAGTAATGCTGATTTAGTAAAACTTTTACAGTTGGAAGAAGGACAAACAAGATCTGCTGCACTTGAATATGACTGCGATCAGGGAGATCATACATTCTTTGGATTTCCGCAGGAAAGTAATTATAGATCTTATCAACCTTACAACGCACTTATTAGATAATGGCAAATATTACACAAACTATTCCAGCTCTAACAGCTGGCATCTCACAACAACCTGACGAACAAAAGATTCCCGGTCAGGTAAGAAATATGGTCAACGCGTTACCAGACGTAACTCATGGCTTATTAAAAAGACCAGCTGGAAAGTTTGTGGCATCTTTATCTGATGGAACAAACAATTCAACTTCTGATGGTAAATGGTTTCACTACTATCGTGATGAGACAGAACAATACATAGGACAGATAGCACGTAATGGTGTTATTAAAATGTGGGACTGTTTAACTGGTGATGAAAAAAATATTGTTAATGGAATAGGAAATAATACATATTTAACTCATACCGGTGACGAAGATATACAGACATTAACTCTTAACGATTTTACTTATATCAACAATAGAACCATCACAACTGAGATGGATACGCTTACTGAACCTTTAGGAGATTTCCAGAAAGAAGTATTTATTGAATTAAAAAGTATTTCGTATGCCAAGCAATATGCACTGAATGTATTTGATAACACCACTATTACTAATGTCACTACAGCTACAAGAATAGATGTAGAACTTGTTAGGTCAAGTAATAACTATTGTGATACTAACGGTTTTATGAGAACACATGCTGATAGAGGATCTAATCCTTACGGTAGGTGTGATGATAGTGCAGGTGATGGTAGAGATGCTTTTGCACCTAACGTAGCTACTCGTATATTTTCAGTAGGAAGTGGAACGACTCTTGTAGATGGCAGTGCGACAGGTGGCATTAAAGCAGATAGCAGCTTAACAGATACTGATTATGAATATACAGTTAACGTTTTTGATGCTCCAATATCTGCCACAGCTTCAGCGGTTGATAATTCAAATCAGATATTTGTATTTAAAAATAATCATGGTCTTTCAGGTGGTGAGACAGTAAATCTTGTTGGAAGTAATAATATACCTAGTGGAATTTATACCGTAAATTATGTTAACCCTGATGGAAACTCATTTGGATTTGCGTGGACAGGTGGTGATATAAGTGTAGAGTCAGTAACTTATAGCATAGGCGGCTTAACTAATAGATCTAATTTATATTTTCGTATAGCTACAACTGGTCAGTCAGTTCCTTACACAACAGGATCTGGTTCAAGCCAAACAACTGTTTATCAAGCTAGATATACAACAACCTATGATTTACTTCATGGTGGTGAAGGATGGGAAACAGGAGACTATTTTTATGTATGGATGAAAGATGGTTTTTATAAAGTAACTATTGAAGCTACCAGTACATCTAAAGTGCAGGGAAACCTTGCAATTGTAAGACCACAACCTACACCGTTTGATACTGAAACTACTATTACAGGAGATAGTATTCTTGGTAATATAAGAGCGGCTTTAGTAGCTACAGGAAATTTTACTGACAACGATATTACAACTATTGGTACAGGATTACATATAAAACGTAATGCTGTATTTAACGCTTCTACGCCTGTAGGAGAGCTTTTAAATGTAGTGGCTGGAAAGGTTAACGACGTAGGAGATCTCCCCACTCAGTGCAAGCATGGCATGGTTGTAGAGGTTGTTAACAGTGTTGCTGATGAAGATAATCATTTCGTTAAATTCTTTGGTAATAATGACAAAGATGGTGAAGGTACATGGGAAGAATGTGCAAAACCGGGAAGGACTATAAGATTAAAAAGATCAACGATGCCAGTACTTCTTATAAGAACTGCTGATGGTAATTTTAGACTAAGTGAATTAGATGGATCTGCTTATACAGTAACAACTGCTGATGGACCAGTAACTTCTAATGCTCCACAATGGGATGATGCTCTAGTTGGTGACGATGTAACTAACCCTGAACCTTCTTTTGTAGGGACAAAAATTAATAAGCTTATATTTTTTAGAAACAGATTTGGCATACTTGCTGATGAAAATATAGTAATGTCTCGTCCCGGAGACTTCACTAATTTCTTCAATAAATCTGCAATACAATTTGTTGCTTCTGATCCTATAGATATCTCAGCTAGTTCTGGATATCCTGCAATTTTGTATGACGGAGTTCAGACAAATACTGGATTAGTTTTATTTTCTAGTAATCAACAATTTATGCTTACGACTGACAGTGATGTATTCAGTCCGATCACAGCTAAAATCAATACTCTTTCTACCTACAACTTTAACTTTGCAACTAACCCTATTTCATTAGGAACTACTATAGGTTTTCTAGATAATGCTGGTAAATTTTCTCGGTTTTTTGAAATGGCTCAAGTAAAAAGAGAAGGTGAACCAACACTTATAGAACAAAGTGCAGTTGTATCTAAACTATTTGAAAAAGATTTAAAACTTATATCTAACTCCAGAGAGAACTCAGTCATATTTTTTAGTGAAGAAGGTACATCAACTCTTTATGGATATAGATATTTTGACCAAGTTACTGAAAGAAAATTAGCTGCATGGTTTAAGTGGACCGTAACAGGATCCATCCAATATCACTGCATGCAGGATGACTTTTTATTTGTAGTAGTTAGAAATAACGGTAAGGATCAACTACTTAAATTTGCAATAAAAATGGATTCAAATACTGCAACAGTTGCAGAGTACCGAGTTCATTTAGATCATTTGATGTCAGTTACTACTGGTGCAAATACATATGATTCAACTACTAATACAACAACATTCCCAAAACCAACTGGTTTAGAAAGTGCAAGTCAAATAGCAGCTTATGATGTTGATGCAGGAGCTCAATTAGGTAGATATGCACTCGTAACTATTGATGGTAATAATCTTAAAATCACAGGAAATTGGTCAAGCCAAACATTTTTGATTGGTTACTTATATACGATGGAAGTTGAGATACCTACTATCTACTACGTAACTAGAGAAGGTGAAAATTTCCGAGCTGACACTAGAGCTAATACTATTTTGCATAGAGTCAAATTTGGATTTGGTCCAATTGGTATATATAAAACAATACTGAAAAGATTAGGAAGAAGAAATTACGAAGAGACTTTTGAAATAACAGCAGCTGACCAATACATTGCAAATACAGCTGGTGTTGTTGAAGACGAAGCTTTAAGAACAGTTCCTATATATGACAAGAATACAAATACAATTCTTGCTATTCAATCAACACACCCAGCTCCAGCGACAATCCACAACATGACGTGGGAAGGAGTATACACAACAAATAATTATCAACGTGTCTAAATACATTCACCCAGCAACATTAGAGGCTGCACTTCGTGTGGCTTCTAATCTTTTACCCGATGATTATCGGGAGGTTACTGAAGGTCATGGACATGACCCTTTAAATGCTCTAGTTGTAGGTTTTAATAACTGCGACTCAGTGTATTTTGAAGTGCCAAATGGCGAGATAGCAGGCATGGCAGGAGTTCACGAAGGTGGGCAAATCTGGATGCTTTGCACCCCAGCTATCTACGACTATCCTCATACCTTTGCTAGAGAAGCAAAGAGGTATGTAAATGCAAGACAAGAAAAGTTACTGTGGAACATTGTTGACGAAAGAAACAAAGTCCATATCAAGTTACTTAGGTTTTTAGGTTTTAAATTTCTTAGAAGATTTCCCTACGGACCAAACAATTTATCCTTTATAGAATTTTGCCGTGTGCAGTCCAGCAGCAATAGGACCAGCTCTAGGAGCAGTAGGCTCAGCAGCGTCAGCGTCAGCAGCAAACAAAGCAGCAAGACGTAATTACGAACATCAGCTTAAAGTCCGTGAACGTAAGTGGATGCAAACAAGAACCACTTACAAAACTAAAAAAGTACAATTTGAGCAAGAAGTTGACCAAGCAAATATTGCAGCTCAACGAGCTTATTCAAGAACTCAACAACAATTAAATAATGCAAGATCTTCAGCCATACTTCAGAACCAAGAAGACTTTAAAAAGATGCTATCTAACGAAGGAATGATAGAAGCTTCAGCAGCAGAAAGAGGTATTAGAGGTAGATCAGTAGCTAGATTATTAGTTATGAACAGTCAAAACTTTGGGATGAGTCAAGCGATGAGATCCAGAGGTTTAACTCAAGCTGGCTATCAAGCTAAAGAAGTTATGGGAGATGTTAATAGACAACTAAAATCAACACTCAATCAATCTTTTGGAAGAGTAGCGATTCAACCAGTACAAGACATCGCACCACCACCTCCTGTAATGCAGAACGTAGGTTTGACATTAATGCTAGGCATGGGTCAGGCGATAGGTGCTGGTATAGAAGGAAATAGTGATATTAATCAAAATTGGTTTACATCAAAAAAGGAGTAAGAAATGATCCCTAATTATCAAATAACTGGGCAGTCAGTAGATCCTGAAAAAGTACTAGATGTAATCCCAGAACAAGAAGCATCTGACAGAGCTATACAAGCGTCAGAAGAAAGATACCTTCAGCAATTAGAAAAAAACAATGCTGATAGGGTTAGAAATACCGAAAAGATGTATGAGGGTTTAGCTACTCTTTCATCAAAAGTCGGTGACATAATCAAACAAAAACAAGATAAACATAGAGCAGACAGAGAAGCTCAGATTAAGTTAGACATATTAACTAGAGGTGTTAGTCCAGAACTAGAAGCAACATTTAGAGGTCAGAGAGATCAACTATTTGAAGATGATCTAGCTACACAAGAGTTTGCTTCTAAGTACGAAGCAGAAACCGGTGACAGTATCACCGCTCAAGAATTTCGTAAGATGGCTGGTTGGGAAAAGTATATAGTTGCAGAACAATATGCTTTACAGAAAGCTAAGGGTTATGACCAGTTTGTCTATGACTCCTACGAAACTATGACCGTTGATTTAATCAGAGATGGTCAAGAAGTAAGAGGTCTGAAATATGCTGATTTACAAAGCCCATCAGAATATGCAGCTTTAGATGAAAAGATAAAGTTTGAATATGCAAGACAATTTGCAGGATTAAACGAAGCTCTTGTAGCTACTGTTGTTAAACCAGAGATAGATAAGTTTGATGATGCTAGACGTAAGAAACAATCTATAGAAAGAGAAGCTAATTATCAAGCAACTGTAAAAGCATCTGATAGCAGAATGATTGCAGTTGGATTTTCAACAGCTAACCCTGCCGATGGACATCAACTTGCCCACGATTGGGCAGCTAGATATGCAGCTAGAAATAGAACTACTATTGGAGCAGGAAGAGCAGCATTTAAAGAAAATTTAATTGATCTAGTTAGTCAAAATGTAATTACATATTCAGAAGCTATGTCTGTAGTTAACCACGAAATAACAGCTCGTGATGGATCTACTAAGACAATGGGTTCTTGGAAAGAGTGGTCAGGGTTAGAAGGTGAACTAGCAGGTGCGGCTCAAATGGGTTCACAAGCTAGAGATGAAGCAAGAGAAGCTGATATTGCTGCTGATTTATCAGTTATTAGAGAAAACAAAAATTTATCTAATGACGGCAAAGCACAACTCATGGCTATATATAAAGAAAAGTATGATGGATATGTACCAACAGAACTAGCTGATGCGTTACGTGGAACTTTAGATGATGATGTAGCTGAAGATATGATTCAAAAATCATTACGTTACCAAGGTGGTGTATATGACTTTGAAATGGAAAATGTCAGTACAGAAATTTTTAACAAATATAAAGATAAAATTATTGCATCTGGAGCTTTGAATCCGGGTACTCCTGATTATAAAAAAGCACAGAATTTATTAAAGGCTTACACCAACGCAGGAACAGGAGATACCTTTGGTGAGACTGATACTAAATCAGAAGAATGGTTAACACTGTATGGAAATTTAGAAGAGATATTTAACGAGACTTATAAAGATACTTACATGCGTAATGGACAAATTGTAAGCACACCTCAAGATGCTTTTAGAGCTGCACAAGCTGCGGTCAAAGAAGTACTTACTGATTCAAGAGCTGTAAATAGATTAATGGTTCCTGAATTAGATCCTAGTGATGATTCCTACAGTAGAAGAATACAATTAAACTTACAACAATCTTCAGGTGGTAAGTGGAAAAAACGTCAACTAAGCACTGACCTTAAAACACAAGAAGAGTTAATAGCTTGGGGACAGACACCACTAAAACAATCTATAGATATACCAGATTACTATCGAGACTTAGCAATGAGAATGGGTGTTAATCCTATTGATCTTGCTAATCAACAACTAAAATTTTATACAGAAGACGAAGTAAAAGAAGATAAAAAAGAACAAAAATATGACGATAAAGTCTTAGAACTTATTTATAAATATCCAACTCGTTCTCGTATTACAAGAGCAAGACTTGAAACAGAAGGAGCTGGTGACGCAAACGCTAAAACATCCATTTATAACAAAAAAGCTGTAATGAGAAAGGACAAGTAACTACGGATTACTTGCCTCTCATTTGGCAATATTTACCGTGGTAACTATGAATGAAAACTTTGACCCTACACTCGAGATAGGAATATCTGGAGAAGGGTTGTCCGAAGAGGATACAACATCAGCAGTAGAAAATATACAATCTGCTGATATAAAACTTGGTAGAGAAATTACAGAACCGATTGAGCAAACAACTGAACAGGTTCAAGAAGAAGAAGCTATAGAAGCCAACAAACCAGAAGAAGTAAAAGAAGAAGGTCCTACAGCAGGAGATTATGTAGCTGATACTTTTATTGGTTTAGGAGCTGGAGCTAGAGATATTGCTTCTAACATTATTACTGCACCAGAAAGAGTTATTGACTTTTTTAATGGTGAGATGGAAGAAGAAGGTAAAACTAAAGAAGGCTATAAAACTGAGTGGGATCAGTTTATGTATGGTGACGGAGATCCTATTGAAACTAAAACATGGTGGGGCGGCGTTGTTAGAGGTGCTACTGATGTTGTTGGAACTATTGCTGTAACAGGTGGTATGGGTAAAGCTGTAGGTTTATTAGGTCAAGCTAAAAAAGCTAGTACCTTACTTGGAACATTAAAAGAAGGTGCTTTACTTGGTTTGAGGTATGACCTTGTTGCACAGAATGAATCACAAAATAACTTAACTGGAATGCTTAAAGAGCATTATGGTTGGCTAGATACACCATTCGCTACTAACGACGCAGATCATCCCGGAATAAGAAAACTAAAACATATCGTAGAAGGTATGGGTATAGGTTCCGTTATAGACGCAACCATATTTAAAATGACTCCATTAGCCCAAATGCTTAAAGCACAAGGTAAAGCAGGTGTTGAAACAGTTAGTAAAAAAGCTGGTGATGTATATGCAGCTAGAGGAGAGTTAGGACAAGCATTAAAAGAAGATCTTAAGCCTGTGACTGATGCAGCTCAAAGAGTCTATGAAGGTAGAGGTGAGTTAAAACAAGCACTTGGTGAAGATATAAATACTATAAGATCTAAGTTTGATGAATTTACTGCGTCAAGAAAAGAAAGTATAGAAAAACAAAAAAGAGAACAAGCTAAATCCCAGATGAAAGATCCCGGGTTTAGAGCACCAAAGAACGAACCTATTGCAGATCCATGGCAAGGTGCAACTACCTCTAACAGTAGTGCAGCTAGTGTCGATAATTCTATAAAACGTACTAAGAAAGAATGGGGTGCAGAAGAAGGTCACGTAGGTTCTATGACATCCAACACTCAAATTGAGAGGATGGCTAAAGGTACAGGTGAAACAGAAGAAGTTATAAAAGAAATACTTGGAAACTTTAGAAGTCAAGGATTTATAAAACAACTAGAAGAAACAGCAACTAGGCAAGGTAAAACTTTACAAGAAAGTATTGGTGAAGATCTTGATATGTTTAGGTCTGTTTACGAAGGTAGAAATACAAGTGATGTAAGTACAGCAGAGTTCTTTAAAAAATTTACAAAAGATTCAATTCCAGTAACTAATAAATCTGGAAAGAAAGTTGGTGAATATATGAAACCAATGTACATCAAAGCATTAGACATGGTTAATACTTCTTTGTTTAATGACATTAGAGACTCTGGTATTGCTGCACGAGAACTAGCAAATATAGCTGACCTTAAGGATATTGATGGTCCTGCTCAGCAAATGGTAGAAAAACTAATTGCTGGTTTAAGACTTAGAAAAATATCTAGTGCAGAAGCATCACAACAACTTGCAGAGATAGGTGATTCACGTATTAGAAAATTACCAAAAGAGTTTAATGAAGCCATAGATAAAGATGTACAACAAAGCATTGATGCTTTCCGTGCTGTTTTAGATATGACTACAGAACAAGATGGTGATGAAGTATTTAAAGCCATGCTTGAAGGAATATCAATGGCTAAAGAAATACACACTCTCGACGATTTAGACGCATTTATGCGTTACAAAATGAGAGGTGGTTCATGGGCTGGAGATAAAAAGAAAACAGGTGCTTTATTAAGAGAGATGGGATCTATGTTTACTCATAGTGTTTTATCTGGACCTAAAACATCAGTACGAGCAGTCTTAGGTACGTCCACTGCAACATTTACTCGACCAATGGCTATGGCTATAGGTGGTGCAATGCGTGGTGACTTTATGACTTCAAGAGCTGCATTAGCTTCTCTTAATGCTATGCGTGAATCTATACCAGAATCATTCCAATTATTTAAGAGCAAATTAAATAGTTATTGGGCTGGTGATATTTCAACAATGAAAACTAGATTTGTTGAGCGAACTAAAGCAGATGATGAATGGCTTGCTTATGGTCACTGGGCAGAAACTAGAGGAGATCGTATGGATAAACTGTTGTATCGTACTGCTAATCTCGCAAGAGCTGCAAATGATAGTAGTTTCCTTACTTACTCAACTAAAATAATGGCGTCTACCGATGATGCTTTTTCATTAATTATTGGTAGAGCGAGAGCAAGAGAAAAAGCATTTCTAGAAGCTGCTGCTAAATTACCTGATTCTAATTTTGCAAACTTTGATGCCAAATTCTTTAAGGATATGGAAGACAAGTTTAATGAAAAAATATTTAATCCAGATGGTACTTTGACTGATGCTGCTGCTGAGTATTCAAGAAAAGAAGCAACATTAACACAAGATTTAACTGGGTTTTCTGAAAAATTAGGAGAAGCATTTCAGTCAGCACCATGGGCTAGACCATTCTTTCTGTTTGCTAGAACAGGTGTAAACGGATTAACTCTAACTGCTAAACATACACCCGGACTAAATTTATTAGTTGATGAATTTAATCTAATAGCTAAAGCAAAACCCGGAGATGATTTAAGACCTCTTGCTAAGTATGGAATAAAAACTAATAGAGATCTTATAAATGCTAAAGCTGTCCAAAGTGGAAGATTAGCTATAGGTGGTGCAGCATTAAGTATGGCATCAATGGCATATCTTAGTGGTAACTTACATGGCAATGGACCAACAGATAGAGTAAAAAGACAAGCATGGTTAGATGCTGGATGGAAACCAAGAACTATAAAAATTGGTGGAGTCTGGGTTAACTATGATGCGTTTGAACCATATAACCAGATACTTGCATTAGTAGGAGATATAGGAGATCACCAAGATTTGATGGGTGAAGAGTGGGCAGAAGATAGTTTGGCAAAGTTAGGACTAGCATTAGCTAATACAGCTACAAGTAAATCTTATTTAGCTGGATTACAGTCCTTTGTAGATTTATTTTCTGGTGCTCCCGGACAGCAGAATAGAATACTTGCATCATTAGCAAATAATACAGTTCCTTTATCTGGTCTTAGGAATGAAATAGGTAAAGTCTTAACTCCTTACACAAGAGAATTAGGATCTGATTTTGGTAGTGCTATAAGAAATAGAAACTTAATAACTGAAAATATTGCAGGAGATCCACTACCAATTAAATACGACATCTTAACTGGTAAACCTATTAAAGATCACGACTTTGTAACTCGTATGTTCAATGCAGCTTCACCTGTAAACTTTAATTTAGATTATTCTCCCGGTAGACAATTGTTATTTGATAGTGGTTACGACTTAAGAACTTCAACATATTCAGCTCCAGATGGAACAGATTTATCTGATAGTCCAAAGGTAAGATCTATGTACCAGAAAGCTATAGGTGAGCAAAACTTATTAGCTGACTTTGACAAAATGGCTGGAGAAGAATCAATACAAGTATCTATTGCTGAAATGAATTGGCACAAAAATAATGGATTAAAAGAAGTTGAACCAAGATCATTTCCACACTACAAACGAATCGCCAAAGTATTTGATCGAGCTAAGAAACGAGCTTGGGCATCTCTTAAAAATGATACAGACGTCCAAAAATTACTTATCGAAGAAAGAGATCAAAAATTAAAAAACAGAAAAGCAAACAAAGGCACGATAGACAAAATCCTAGAAATGCCTAAATAAATCCACCCATCAATCCTTAAGGATATAGATGGCAACAACAACAACCGAACATACAGGAAATGGTGTTAAGGGTGGTTCCGGTTCTGCTTCAAATAGCAACAACCGTATCACTCTTAGTTTTCCTGTAATAAAAACTGAAGATATTAAAGTTTCCCTTAATGGTAAAACTTTAGCGACAACTGAATATACATACGATGCCACTCATTCTGCTATTGAATTTAAAGCAATAACTGGTACGCCAACTACTTTTCAAAACAATACACAAGAGACATCAACAGGTGCTCCAAAAACTGGAGTAAAGATTTTAATTTATAGAGACACAGATGTAGATGCTGCAAAAGCTGTTTATGCTTCTGGTTCTTCTATACGTGCAATAGATTTAAACGATAATAAAGATCAGGATTTATTCTTTCAACAAGAAATACAAGATCCTGCAAACCCTAAAAACAAACCAGCTTCTATAAATGGAACTGGTGCTCCAGATCAGGGGCTTGGTAAAGAAGGTGATGTTTATATTGATACGACTAATGATGCTATATATGGTCCTAAAACTAATGGTGTATGGGGTAGTGCTACAGCTTTAGCCGGAGCTACAGGTCCAACCGGAGCTACAGGTCCGACTGGTCCAACTGGTCCCCAAGGCGCAACTGGAGCTACAGGTCCCCAAGGTGCAACAGGTAACACTGGAGCTACAGGACCTCAAGGTGATAAAGGTGACACAGGTGACACAGGTGCTCAAGGTTCACAAGGTATCCAAGGTGAAACTGGAGATACTGGACCACAAGGTAACCAAGGTGTTCAGGGAGCTACAGGTACAGCAGCAACAATTGCAGTAGGTACTGTAACTACAGGTAGTGCTGGTAGTAATGCTTCAGTAAGTAATTCTGGAACTTCAGGAGCTGCAACTTTTGACTTTACAATTCCAAGAGGTGCAACTGGAGCTACAGGAGCTACAGGTCCACAGGGTATACAAGGTATACAAGGAAACACAGGTGCTCAAGGTCCGCAAGGTGATAAAGGCGATACAGGAGATACTGGTGCTACAGGACCCCAAGGTCCGCAAGGTATTCAAGGTCCAACTGGAAATACTGGTGCTACCGGAGCCACAGGTCCGCAAGGTCCTCAAGGAGAAACTGGAGCTACAGGTGCTGATTCAACAGTTGCAGGTCCAACAGGTCCAACAGGTCCTCAAGGTCCAGCTGGAAATGATGGAGCAGACTCAACAGTTGCCGGACCTCAAGGTCCAGCTGGTGCAACTGGAGCCACAGGACCACAAGGACCACAAGGAGATAAAGGTGATACTGGAGATACCGGAGCTACAGGTCCGACTGGTCCGACAGGACCCCAAGGTTCTCAAGGTCCAACCGGAGCTGACTCAACAGTAGCCGGACCACAAGGTCCAGCCGGAGCGACTGGAGCAACCGGTCCTCAAGGTCCCGCAGGTCCGACAGGTGCAACAGGTCCAGCCGGAGCTGACGGTAATGATGGAGCTACAGGACCCCAAGGTCCGGCAGGTTCAACTGGAGCTACAGGTCCTCAAGGTCCTCAAGGTCCTCAAGGTGACAAAGGAGATACCGGAGATACTGGTGCAACTGGTGCTACAGGACCTCAAGGTCCACAGGGACCACAAGGTACAACTGGAGCAACCGGAGCTGCTGGAGCTGACGGAAATGATGGCGCAACAGGAGCGACTGGACCACAAGGTCCAGCTGGAGCTACTGGCGCAGCAGGTGCTGACGGAAATGACGGAGCTACAGGCGCAACTGGACCTCAGGGACCACAAGGTGCAACAGGTGCAGCCGGAGCTGATGGTAACGATGGAGCTACAGGAGCTACAGGACCCCAAGGTCCTCAAGGTGCAACAGGTGCTGCTGGATCTGACGCAACTGTAAATGCAACTAATGTAAATAGTGCTGGTGCTGTAATGAACTCTGACCTTGATGGTAAGGGTGAATTATTAGTCGGTGATGGTTCTGGTGATCCTACTGCTTTAGCTGTTGGTACTAATGACTATGTTTTAACTGCTGATTCTAATGAAGCAACAGGTGTTAAATGGGCTGCTGCTAGTGGAGGAGGAGTAAGCTCTGACTCTGACAACAACACCGTAGCTGGAACTAATGCTGGAGACAGCATCACTAACGGTACATCAAACACGTTTTTTGGGTTTGATGCTGGAACAGGAGTTACTTCGGGAAATAGGAACACTGCTTTTGGAAAGAGTGCCTTAGCCAGTACATCTGCTACTTCAACTTTCGATACTACTTGTTTTGGAGATCAAGCTGGAATACAGGTTACAGGCGGTATGAACACCCTTATCGGAGGTAAAGCTGGACAAAGGTTAACTAGTGGTCAAGCCAATACAATCGTGGGGGTAATGGCTGATGGTACAGGTAGTTACAATGTATGCGTTGGACAACAGGCTGGTCAATATAGTACTGGTAGTCAAAGCATTGCAATAGGTGGGTTTTGTGGACAAGACTTTACAGGTTCAAGTAATAATTTTATAGGCTATCAAGCAGCAAAAGATGCCACTTCTGCAACGGAAAACGTCTGTATAGGAAGAGGTAGTGCAAAGGATCTTACTACTGGATCTAAAAACGTAATTATTGGGCAAGATTCTGCTAACTCAGGCACTAACGATCTTACTACTGGATCTAACAACATTATTCTTGGACATGATGCCGCAGCCAGTTCAGCTACAGTATCTAACGAAGTAACGATTGGTGACGCTAACATTACCAAGTTCAGAGTTCCCGGTCTTAACTTTATAATTAAAGATTCTACTGCCACACAAGGGTACGTACTAACAGTCGACTCCAACGGAGAAGCTGGATTTGCAGAAGCCGCAGGCGGTGGAGCAACTGGTGGAGGAAGCGATGATATTTTTTATGAGAACGGACAAACAGTCACATCAAATTACACAATTACAAATGGAAAGAACGCTATGTCAGCAGGACCTATAGCAATAGCAAGTGGCGTAACTGTCACTATTGGCGCAAGTGAAACTTGGACGGTGGTATAAATGAGTCAATTAAAAGTAAATAGTATAATTCCAGT